GTTGGCTGGGCTGTATTTTATGTGGCTATGTTTTTTTTCTTACATTTGTTAGAAACAATAGTATGAGAAACAAAATGCAGAACTTACAGGATTTAGAATACACTAACAACGCAATACTACTTGGTGAACTTATAAACAAGTGGGTAAAATCTAAACCAAAGAATGTAGAACTATTAAGATTCCAACAAGCGTTTATAGACAATTCAATTTATGTAGCAGGATTACAAAATGATTTAACAGCTTGTAAAATGGCTAATAGTGATTACAGGGAACAAAGAAACGAAGCTCTATATAATTTAGAATTAATTAAAGAAGATTTAAAAGAATACGAAATATGAAAAAATTAAAAATGCTGGAAGATAATATTGATAACTTAATATGTCCTGCAAATATGATTGTTAAAAATGATGGAGATTTTATAACTACACAAATTGTAGATGTAGAAATTGATCCGTTTGATGTTGTTTATGAAGAAGGATGTGCAAAAATAATAACAGAAAACACAAGTTATGTAACCTTGACAAAAGAAAACCTTGAATTTCTACTTGACTTTATTAGATATGGAAATGAATATTCCGAAAAATCATATAATGAATTATTATTAAAAATGAAAAAAAATGAGTAATCATTGGACATATACAACATTACCAGAAGATGAACCACAACACGAATGTATGATGTGTGATAAACCTATACATAAAGAAAATGACTACTGCTCCAATAATTGTTGGGAAGCTAGTATGTTATAAAAATAGTTTGTTTTGTTTAAATCAAAGGTGTTAGAAATAGCACCTTTTTTTTTATACTAAAATTCTAATTTAATTACGTTATATAAGTATGAAAGCTAATATTAACGTACCTACTGAACTTAATGAAATTACATTAAAGCAATATCAGAAGTTCCTAAAAGTACAAGATAGCAAACAGAACAACACTTTTTTACAGACTAAAATGATAGAAATATTTTGCAATGTTAAAATGCAAGATGCCTTAAATATAAAGCTATCAGATGCAGATAGAATATCAATTTTAATATCTGAAATGTTTGAACAAAAGCCAGATCTTGTAAAAAGTTTCTGGTTAAATAATGTTGAATACGGATTTGTTCCTGATCTTGATGAAATAACATTAGGTGAATATATTGACCTCGATACTTATATGGGAGATTGGAAAAATATACAAATAGCAATGAATGTATTATACAGACCTATAAAACAGAAGTTAGGGCAAAAATACTTAATAGAAGAATACGATCCAGATACAAAAGACAGATTAATTAATATGCCTATGGATGCAGTATTTGGTTCTATTATTTTTTTTTATCGTTTAGGGATCGAATTATCGAAAACTATGATGAATTATTTGGAGAACAAGGGGGCGAATCTACAAGTTCAAGGGCTGGATTTTCTAAAAAATGGGGATGGTATTCAAGCCTTTACGGACTCGCTGGAGGAGATATTACAAGATTTGAAGATATCACCAAATTAGAAATGCATAAGTGTTTAATGATGTTAGCATTTATGAAAGACAAAAACGAATTAGAATCAAAACAAATAAAAAGTAAATTCAAATGAGCCAACAAGGAATAAGGGGTTTTTATCAATTAACTGAAACAATAAAAGACAAGCTACTTGCAGACATTAATTGCAATACAGTAACAACAGGAGATATATACGATGTAAATTTAAACAAGCAAGACATATTTCCTTTAGCACATATTATAGTAAACAACGTAATACAACAAGAACAAACATTAACTTTTAATATAAGCATCTTGGCTATGGATATTGTAGATCAATCTAAAAGTGAAACAACAGATATATTTACAGGAAACAATAACGAACAAGACATTCTTAATACACAACTGGCAGTATTAAACAAAGTAATACAAAGTTTAAGAATGGGAACACTACACCAAGATAAATACCAATTAGATAGCCCAGTAAGTTGTGAACCTTTTTACGATAGATTTGAAAACCAATTAGCAGGGTGGACTGCAACTATGGATATATTAATATACAATGACATAAACATCTGTTAATGAATTTTCAAAATATAAATAAAGCATTAAATGATTTTGGCAAGTACGTTGTACAGCAGTCAAGATCACGTTTAACAAAAGGAAATCAAGGTGGTGGTGCTTTATATGATTCTATTAGATACACATTAGACGAAGAACAAAAAGGATTTATACTTGACTTCTATATGGAAGATTATGGTATGTTTCAAGACGAAGGTGTTAAGGGTGCAAATCCAAGTTTAATAAAAGGAGGTAAACAAAAAGCCCCAAGTAGTAAGTTTAGTTACAAACAGAAAATGCCACCAATGCAACCTTTAAGGGAATGGGCGCAAAAAAAGAACATAAGATTTAGAGACAAAAAAGGTCAATTTGCAAAAGGAAGTTATAAGAGTATGGCATTTGTATTACAAAGAAGTATATACGCACAAGGTTTTAAACCTACATACTTTTTTACTAAACCATTTGAAGCAGCATTTAAAAGACTTCCAGAAGAATTAGTAAAAGACTTTGTATTAGATATAGAAAAAGGAATAATATTAGGAACAAAAAAATAAACAATGGCAGCAATAGCATTAAGAAGTCCACAATATAAATACGCAGCAGCAGGTACAGGAGCTAATTCTGCTAAAATAACTATTAGTATAGACGGAACAATACAATACACTTTAGTAAAAAGTACAACAGCAGGAGCAAATATGCTTTGGGAAATAGCAGAACTATGTAGGGATTTTATAAACGTAACTTATGATGGTAGTTATACTGCTGAAACTTTAGCTATTATATCTACCTTAACTTCACACGCTTCAACAGATGGAAGTGGAACAGCTTTAACAACATCGACAATAACTGATATAGGTTATGACGCATACGGTACATTTACAGAAGGCTCAAATCCAACAGTACCTTTTGGTTCAAGACCTACTTGGCTTATAAGTGGAGACCCTAATCATACAGGAATAAATGATGAATACTATATTTATGTGCCTAACAATACAGCAGGTTCAGTTCCTTATATAATTGCTAATGAGACTATGGGCTATCAAAGTTATGGAACTACAGATATAGAAATAACAGGTAGTCCTGCTGGAATTAAAATGAATATAAATAGAATTGATTGTACTAAATATGGAAATGGTCATAAAATTACATTTGTAAATAAATATGGTGCATTACAAGACTTATGGTTCTTTTTAAAATCTGTAAACACAACAACAAAAAAACAAGAGCAGTTTCAAAGAGTTGTTATTAATACAGCAGGAGTTTATAGTCCTTATGTACATACTAAACAAGATTATAATACAGTTGCAAACACAAGCATAACATTAAGTTCTGGCTATTATCCTGAATGGGCAAATCAATGGTTTGAGCAATTACTATTGTCTGAACAAGTTTGGCTTACAAGACTTGACCCAACCAATCCTAATTCAACACAATATGTTCCAGTCAATGTAAAGAAAAATAGTATGATACAAAAAACATCATTAAATGAAAGATTAATAGATTACACATTTGATTTTGATATGTCATTTGATTATATAAACAATATTAGATAATGCAGAAACTTCAACTATATATTAGTAATGAAAGAATTGATTTATTCAAAGATGAACAAGTTTCATTTAACCAGTCTATACAAAATATAAAAGACCCTGCAAAAATATTTACTGAATTTACTCAAACATTTACAGTACCAGCTTCAAAAACTAATAATCAAATATTTAAACATTATTATAATTTTAATAACGTAAACCCTAACGATATAACATTTAGTGCGTTTGATGCAAGAAATAAAGTAAGTGGTTTAATAGAACTTAATAATATTACATTTAAGCAAGGTTATGTTAAACTTGAAGGTGTTGACTTAAAATTAAATAAAGCATACGCATATCGCATTACATTCTTTGGGGAAACAGTAAACTTAAAAGATTTAATGCGTGATGAAAATTTAGGAGTTTTAGATAATTTAGAACAATATGGAACTGGTTTAACTTATGATGCTGCAACTATTAAATCATATTTACAATCTGGTTCTAATAATATTTTATGCCCTTTAATAACATCAGGAGCATCTGGCATAAACAGTAGGTTATATTATAATTCTGGAACACATACTGCAGATGATGGAAATTTATATTGGCAATCTAACGGACACAATCACGGTGTGTTATGGTCAGATTTAAAATATGCTATAAGAGTTTGGAAAATTATTGAAGCAATAGAAGTTCAATATAATATAGAATTTACAGATGACTTTTTTAATTCATCAAATCAAGAGTTCTATACTTTGTATATGTGGTTACATAGAAAAAAAGGAAATGTAGCCCCTTTAGCACAAGTAACTCAATATCCTACATTAGTTACTGGCTTTGGTTTACCCCAAACAAGAACTGGAATGATAAATGGGAATGGTTTACAAATATTTGGAACTGATTTGCCTGACATACAACAAGATTTAGTTTTAACTGTTAATGGAAGTAACCCAAGTAGTTATGATGTTGTTATATATCGAAATGGTGGTGCTTGGGCTTCATTACCCAATAATACTGGAAGCCAAACATTTACAAAATCTGATTATCCTGCACCAATGGATGCTGCAACTTATACTGTAACAATATTTGTAACATCACTAATTAATTTTTCAAGTGTTGTTTGGAATTTGTCAGGTTATGATTTTGGTGCTGGTAGTGCTTGGACTGAAACTTATAATTCAGGTGCTATTAATGCAACTACATCATTTGATTTTATTATACAACAACAAGTTCCTGATATTAAATGTATTGACTTTTTAACAGGTATATTTCGTATGTTTAATTTAACAGCTTACTATGTAAGTGATGCTCAAGATGCAGATTATGGTAAAATAAAAGTTCAAAAATTAGATGATTTTTATGCAGCAGGAACAAGTTATGATATAAGTGAATATGTAGATACAAGTACAAATCAAGTTAATGTAGCACTACCTTATAAGGAAATAGAATTTGGTTATGAAGGAACTGGAACTTTACTTGCTTTACAATACGAACAACTGTTTGGTAAAAAATGGGGTTCAGAACAATTTACAGGAAATGCTACAATAGGAAATAACTTTGACGCACCAAATCCTATATATAAAGTAGGGCTTCCTTTTGAACATATACAAATGGAACGCCTTGTAGATGCAGATCCTACAGGTATCGGTCAAACAAGTATTCAATATGGTTATTTTGTAGATGATAATTTAGAAGCATACTTTGGCAAACCTTTATTGTTTTATCCTATACTTATTACTGGAGGAGCTACAAGAGTAAGTTTTAAAACAGATACTGACGCTAATTCACACCCTGAATATGTAGATAGTTATTATATTGCAAGCAATAGTGTAAGTACAAGCCCTGTAACAACAACTGGAAAATTAAATAATCATTTTTATAATGAAAGAAACGAATGGACTAATACAACTGAATTTACAAGAACATTATTCCAAGAAAATTATCTTACATACATACAAGATGTTTTTAATAGCAAAAGAAGATTAATAAAAATAAAAGCATACTTACCATTAAAGATTATTTACAAATTAAATATGAATGATACAGTTGTAATTAATAATCAAAACTTTACCATAAATACTTTAAATACAAATCTTAATACTGGAGAAAGTTCAATGGAATTATTAAATGAATTATGATAAAAAATATATTAGAATTATTAAAGATAGCAGAAGGAGAAACAGAAACAATAAGAATTGCACAAGGCAAATATAAATTAGCTGAAACCTTTAAAGAAGGATTTAAACAAATAAAAAATGAAATAAAATGGGTCAGAAATTACAAATAGAATTAGAAGTTGACAATAAGGGTGCAATTAAAAGTATAAAATCTTTAAATGATAATTTAGTAAATCTAAATGAAACAACAGAAAATACTAAAAAAAATACTTCTGCATTAAAAAAAGGCTTAATTGCAGTAGGTAGTGCAGGTAAAAAAGTAGGTAAAGGAGGGTTAAAGGCTGTTTCATTTGGTTTAAAAGGAATTGGTAAGGCATATAAAGCTGCTGGGATTGGCTTAATTGTTTCTGCATTTGGTTTATTGTTTGCTGCTTTCAAAGAAAATCAAGCAGTTGTAGATAAGTTTAATGTAGTAATGCAAACTATAGCAAGTGTAGGTAAACAAGTAGGAGATGTTATAGCAGGAGTTTATAAAAACGTATCACAATCTACAGAAAACTTTGATGCACTTGGTAAGGTTTTAAAAGGTGTTCTTGATATTGCTTTAGTTCCAGTTCGTGTAGCATTTCAAACTATCAAAGGCGCAATAATAGGCGCACAACTTGCGTGGGAACAATCTTGGCTTGGAGGTAATGATGATGCAAGAATTGCTGAATTAAAATCACAATTAGATGAAGTAGGTCAAGAATTTATAAACATAAAAGATGACGTTGTTGACGCATCAAGTTCTATTGCAAATAATTTTACAGAAGCAGTAAGTGAAGCAACAAGTATAGCTGGAGATGTTATTGAAGGAGTTAAAGAAATTAGTATTGAAGCAGCTTATGAAAATGCAGAAGCAAATATACAATTAAAAAAATCTGCAGATATTGCAAGGGCAGCTAATCAAGGATTGATAGAAGATTATGATAGACAAGCAGAACAACAAAGACAAATTAGAGATAATGATTTAATAAATATCGAAGATAGAATTAAAGCAAACGAATTATTAAAACAAAAACTTGAGGAGCAAGAAAAATTAATGCTTGAAAATGTAAAAGCTATACAAGATGCAGCACAAGCACAATTTGATTTGACAGGTAAAGATGAAGATTATATAGCTTTATTAGAAGCTAAAAATGAAGTTAAGGCAGTAGAAGCACAAATTGAAGGCTTTATGTCAGAACAAGAATCTAATCGTGTGGCATTGCAAAAAGAAAAAATTGAATTAGCTCAATCGGAAACAGATGCTACAGCAGAAAGGCAAATAGCTGAAAGAAATTTTAATGCAGAAATGATGGAAAATGATGTGTTAAGATTACAAGCCCAACAATCTAATGCTATTAAAGAAAAAGAATTAGAAGAAAAAAGATTAAAAGATAAAAGAGATTCATATCAAGCAGGTACTCAAGCGTTTCAGGATGCACAAAATGAATTAGATGCTTATTCAGAAGAAAGTGCAAGAAATCAAGTTAAAATACAAAAAGATTTAGATAAAGCTAAAGAAACACAAATGACTCAAACTTTAGGAAATCTTGCAACTATTGTAGGTAAAAACTCAAAGTTTGGTAAAGCTATAGCAATAGTACAAGCTATTAGAGATACTTATGCAGGTGCTACAAAAGCATTATCACAAGGAGGTATATTTGGTTTTATAGGTGCAGCAGCAGTTACTGCAGCAGGTATTGCAAATGTAAAAGCTATAACATCAACACCAGACCCAACGCCACCATCAGGAGCGTCTGTAGGTGGAGGTTCATCAATTCCACCAACACCATCAACACCACCTGCATTTAATATAGTAGGTCAGGGGGAAACAAGTCAGTTAGCAGACGCAATAGGAAGTCAAGCGAGTGAACCTATTAGAGCATACGTTGTAAGTAACGATGTAACGACTGCACAAGGGCTTGAAAGAAATATTGTAGAAGGTGCAACAATATAAATGCAAAATTATTAATTAAATACGTTATATAGTATATGAAAATAGTCGAATTAATTTTAGATGAAGATCAAGATGCTTCTGGAATTGAAGCAATATCAATAGTCGAAAATCCAGCTATTGAAGAAGATTTTATTGCACTTAAAAGTGATGAAATTAAATTAGCAGAAGTTTCAAAAGAAAAAAAAATATTAATGGGGGCTTTACTAATCCCAAATAAGCCTATATATCGCAAAAATGGTGAAGATGAATATTATATATACTTCTCTAAAGATACAGTCTTAAAAGCCTCCCAAATGTACTTAACTAAAGGCAATCAAAACAATTCAACATTAGAACACCAACATTCATTAAGTGGATTAAGTTTAGTAGAATCTTGGCTTGTAGAAGATGAAGTACACGACAAATCAAGAAAGTATGGTATGAATGTACCAGTAGGAACTTGGATGGGTGCTGTAAAAGTAAATAATAATGAAATCTGGAACGAATATGTTAAAACAGGTAAAGTAAAAGGGTTTTCAATAGAAGGTTACTTTGCAGATAAAATGGAACGACCAAAAGATCCTGTTGGATTATCAGAAGATAAAGAAGCAAGTCAATTATTAAATCAAATAAAAGACATTTTAATAAATGAGTAGACAAAACACTTTTATTCGTGGAATAGCAAGTCCTAAAAACTCGCAACGTGCTTGTCTATGTAAAAACAAAAATACTTATTCAAGAAAATGTTGTGATGGTTCTTTATGGGCTCAAGGGATAGGAGTTATATCCAGAACAGTTTGAAAATGCAAAAAAATAAATTAAACACGTTATATATATAATTATGAAATCAACTGAAATGTTAAACCAAATCAAGACGCTTCTAAATATAGAAGTAAAACTTGAAGAACAAAAATTAGAGAACGGTACTCGTGTAGAAGCAGAATCGTTTGAAAAAGGTAAAGAAATCTTTATTCTTACTGATGACGAAAAAGTTGCTATGCCAGTAGGTGAATACTTACTTGAAGATGGTAGACTTGTAGTTATTGAAGAAGAAGGATTAATTGCAGACGTTAGAGAAGTATCTGACGAAGTTCCACAAAAGGAAGAAGAATCTAAAGATGAAACAGAAGATTTAGAAGAAAAAGAAGAAGAAATGGATGAAGAAGCTGATGTTCAGGACTGGGAAGGAATGGAAAAAAGAATCAAGAATCTTGAAGATGCTATTTCTGATCTTAAATCTAAAATAGGAGAAAAAGATATGAAAGAAGATGAAGTTGAAATGGAACAAGAAGAAGTTTCAAAACAACCTAAATCAAGAACTATCAAAGAAGAATTTAACGAACAATTAAAAGAAGAATTATCTAAACCTGCTGCTGCTCCAATAAAGCACAATCCAGAAGGAGGTAATGCTAAAAAAGAAAATTTTAGAATAGCGCCAAAAAGACGCCCTTCTACAATGGATATAATCTTAAATCAATTAAATAAATAAAATAAAACAATTATGCCACAACCAACTATTACTACTACTTATGCTGGAGAATTTGCAGGTAAGTATATTGCTGCTGCTTTATTAAGCGGTAACACGTTAAGTCAAGGTGCTATTGAAATTAAGCCAAACGTAAAGTTTAAAGAAGTTATTAAAAAAGTAGCTACTTCTGGTTTAATTGTAGATGAATCTTGTGATTTCACAAATGCTGGAACTGTAACTCTTACTGAAAGAATTATACAGCCAGAAAATTTCCAAGTTAACCTTGAATTATGTAAAACCCCGTTTGAATCGGATTTTGGTGCGATTTCGATGGGATATTCGGCATTCGATAATTTGCCTCCTGACTTTGCATCTTTCTTAATTGCACACGTTGCAAAAGAAGTTGCTGCTTCAACTGAAAATAACGTCTGGCAAGGAAATCTTGGTGGCGCACAAGCTGGAGAATTTAACGGATTCACAACTTTAATGGCTGCTGATGCAGATGTAATTGATGTTGCTGCTGCTGTTGTTGATTCTGCTAACGTAGTTGCT